GTATCTGATTGGCATAGGAGAAGGCATGACGATGACTTTGCAGCCAAAGCTCGCGACGCCACCGGCCCCGGCGGTCGTGGATAAAAAAGCCGCTGAGGCGTTTGTGGACGCGCTTATCGGCTGGGAAACTTTAGGCGTGGCAGGCGACGAAGAAATCACCCGCCCCAAAGCACCCGAGGCGCGGGCGCATCTGTCCGCTGTTCTCGGCGAGCACATGCCCGCATACGCCAATCACGCTAGGCCGGGCAGCCTAAAGGCCGCTTTGCTTGGGGCTTATCTTCGCAGCGTGGCCGAGGTGCTGGACCCGCCGAAGGTCGAAACTACCGCGTAACCAGTCCGCCTACACAAACCCCGCGCCGCAGAATGTGGCCGGTAGATCAGAAGGATCATCATGGCTCGCCTCACCCGCGACAGCCGCCTGGAAACCCGAAAGGGCCGGGAACGGCTTCCTATCTCGAAGAAACCCGTCTGGCACACCCTGGAGCATGGCCGCTCCATAGGCTACCGCAAGACCGCCACCGGCGGCGCATGGATCGCCCGCATGTACCTCGGCGATAAGAAGCACGAAGAGCGGCGCATCGGGGCTGCCGACGACACGCTAGACGCCGACGGTGTGCATGTCTTTTCCTGGCAGCAGGCGCAGGTGACGGCACGGGAATGGTTCGAGGCGCGGGCGCACGAGATAGCCGGGCGCGGCAAGGCCGATCTGACTGTCAAGGAAGCCACCTCTGACTATATGGCGTGGTTCCGAACGCAGCGGAAATCCATCGACCAGTTCGAGCACACGATCAATGCCCATATCCTGCCTGAGTTCGGCAGCGCCCTGGTGCGCGAGTTGACCAGCAGGCAAATCAGGGCTTGGCTGAACCGGGTAGCGGCCAGTGGTCGGAGGCTGAGGACCAAGCCGGGCCAGCCCCAGAAATTCATGGCCCCGCCGCAGACCAAGGACCAAATCCGCGCGCGGCGCTCGACCGCCAATCGCGTGCTTACGGTGCTGAAAGCGATCCTGAATCACGCGGCCAAAGAGAACGAAGCCATCAATACCGCCGCCTGGGACCGCGTGGATCCTTTCGAAGGCGTGGACGCGGCGCGCGTGCGGTTCCTCGACCATGCAGAAGCCAAGCGGCTTGTGAACGCTTGCGATCCAGAATTTCGTCCCATGCTCATCGCGGCCCTGCATACCGGCGCGCGCTATGGTGAGCTTTGCCGGGTTACGGTCGGCGATTACCAGAATGGCAGGCTCTTCTTCGGTGATACCAAGGACGGCAAATCGCGGTGGATTTCTCTGACGAGCGAGGGGCGCACGTTCTTCGACGGCGTGACGGCGGGACGGCACAAGCGAGAGCCGATCTTCCGGCGCAATGACGGCGACCCGTGGGGCAATAACCACCAAAGCCGCCGCGTTGATGCTGCCTGCGCCAACGGTAAGATTGAGCCGATCTGCACCTTCCATCAGTTGCGGCACACCTACGCAAGCTTGGCCCTGATGAACGGCATGCCAATGATGGTGCTATCGGCCAATCTAGGGCACTCTGACACTCGTATGGTAGAGAAGCATTACGGACACTTATTACAGTCCTACAAAGATCAAATGGTAGAAGACCATGCTCCTAAATTTGGTTTTGATGACTCGCATATTGTAAAAATTCTAGCCAATTCCTAAATTCGGATAATTGAAGCGTCTTCGAGGGGTTATCTTGAGTGCAGAATACAGCGCGAGAAATAAATCTTACGCCAACCGCTTTGCTTACTGTCTAATCCCGTATGTGAACGACTCTGGAGACGCTGATGTTGTCTGGAACAGTAGAGACGGCGGCATTGCCAGCGCATTGAGGGGAACGTCTGGGCGTGTCGTCTACCCAATGCTTGCCGCCACCATCGTTCAAGCGCGTTATTACGTTCCGCCGATTGGGTCTGTGATCCTAGTCGATCCTGATTTTGATCAGATCGTTTTGAGAATGCGCGAACTGATCGACGCATCGTGGGAGGATCGGGTCAACCCTGGGATGCGCCATCACCTTTTCTCCAGGCTTGGACGCGAAGGATCGGCAAGGTTCATGGCCCAGGCTCGGGTTGAGAATGAGGAAGGGCATCCTATTGTTGTCGATGAGGCCCTTCACGAGCATTTCAGCCAGCGGGCGCGGAACCGGGTCGTAGGTCGGTCAAATCTGCCGTCCGAAGTCTTGACGGACTCATGCACGCCCGAGGTTTCGCGAAACCCGCGCGAAATCACATTGAACTGGTGGCGCATGGGAAAGTTGCGGTCGCGCCGAGTGCCGCTCATTGGGCCGTGGGCGTCGGCAGTGGGGCCGGTTGCGGCTTGGTTGTCCGCTGCCGGTAATAGCTTAGCTGGCTCGCCGCTTCTTTCATCCATCGGGTAATGTCGGCCAACCCCAGCGACAACGCCTCATAGTCTTGAGGCGTGAGCGCGATCATGCTGCCGCCGGGCGTCGAGATGACTTTCCAGCGCACCTGCGGCAGCGATACCGGGTCAGGCGGAGGCGGTGCCGCAAGCTCAATTTGCGGGAGCGGTTTTTCCTGGCTGACCGTCACCACCGTTTCCCGAAATGGATTCGAGCAGGCGGCGAGTGTGATCGGAAGCAGCATTAATGCGGCTTTCCAAAAGACCGGGCTTTTCATCGGCGATTTTCCCCAGGTTGTGCTTGGCGAAGAGGGTTGTGAGGCGCTTACTTTCGGCACGGGCGGCTCTGGCATCCGCCTGAAGCGCTTCCAGGCGGCGGTTATTGTCGCCAACCTCCTGCGAGACGCGCTGCAATTCGGCGATGATGCTTTCGGCCCGCTGGCGCTCGACCTGCAAGGCAAGCTCTAGCCTTGCTTGTTCGGCTGCGGCCTGTTCGGCGCGCTGCTGCATATTCTCGACGTAGCGGTAGCCGAGATAGATGGTCAGGCATAGGCCGAGGGCCGCAAGCCCGATGAGCGCCCATTTGCCCCAGCCCTTGAGCAGCGGGGCTAGAAGTGAGCCCCCGCCGGTCGCTACTGCTGCCGCGCCGCCGAGAAGAAGATCGGTAGAGGGCAGCCAGGATAGCATGGCGTCCATTATGGATAAGCCGAACGAGGAAGCTCGAAATGCGGGCCGTCATAGAACGATTCGTCCGCAGAGGAACCATTGCTGTTCCAATCGCCGCCCCAGCGCAGCTTGACGCCTAGGCGTTCCGCGATTGCAAACATTTGGTCGCGCAGTCGGCGGAAGCTGGCCTTGTCCTTCCAATCGATCTGGCCGCCCTTCAATGGAGCAAGATCGACGGCATGGCCGCTCAGATGACGGCTCTGCATCGTCTTGCTTTTCCCCTCGGCGACAAGCTGCTTTTGCCGGTCGTAGGTACGCAATCCTTCGATAACCATGAAGGGCGCATCGCTTTCATCGCCCAAGGCCATGACGACGCGCACCAGATCGGGATGCACGCCCTGGAGTCTCTGTTTGTCTCGTGCGGTAAGCATGTGAAATCCTCATATTGAGGACTGCACCGTATCACCTTCTATGAGTTTTGCCAATCGGTCGCAGAGCGTCGCTCGCAAGCGAAGCATCGTCCGCAAGGTCCGGTTGTTATTGGCTCTCGGCAGGACCACGTTTCGCACCACAACTCTTCGCCGATTTCCCCGCGTATGGCGCGTTTGTCCAGATGGCGCGGCTCATAGTGCCAGTTTACGGGCCGCTCGATCCAGGCAGGGGAATTTCGAGCGGTGAGCATTGCGACTTGCGCGCCCATTGCATCTCGCTCGCTCACGTCTCCATCCTCGATCACGGTGCCACCCCAGACATCGGTGATTTCAGGCCGACCAGCGATAACCCCGCCCATGATGCCGCCGAGCAGCACCCAATCCGCCGCGACGCAGGACAGAGGCACAGTCAGGCCGCATGTCATGCGCTCTATAGGCCGGATGCGTTCTAGCTGGTCACAGATGCTCTGAAAGGCCCGCATCTCGAATGGCGCTCGTCCGCCCGCGTCCAGAATCTTGACGTGCAGAGCGATGACGGGTGCATCGGTGGTGAGCAGCACATGCCGCAGGCACCAAGCGCTATCCGGCCCGCCGCTGACCATGACCATATGCGTCATGCAACGCCCCCAAGCAGCGTTCCGGGTACGGACCATGTGACAAACGAATTGCCGAGGATGTACTTGCCCGCCGCGCCGCCGGTGCTGGTGACTGCGTTGTTTCCCGCTGCACCAAGCGCCCCGCCGATGCCGCCGTCATTTCGGCTTGATCCGCCCTTGCCGCCCGGCAGTGTCGCTGTTCCCGTTCCCCCTGCGGTCCCGTTCGTGTTTGTGTAGCCGCCTGACGTTGTGCCACCGGAACCCGGCGCACCGCCGACCGAGCCCTGCCCCCCGCCACCGCCGCCACCGCCATAGTTGAAACCGCGATACCAAGTTGTGTCAGCGCCGCCGCCGGTCTGGTCCTCATGTTTGCCGCTGCCGCCACCGCCCCCGCCACCGCCCCCGGCGATAGTGCCGTTATTGATGACGGTCAGAGGAACCGTAGCGCGCAGGGCTGGGCCGCCGGGCAAACCCGCGCCGCCCGCAGTAGAAGCCCCGGCCTGATAGCCACCCGTCGCAGTGCCGCCATTGCCGCCCTTGCCGCCCGCCCCAAGAATGCTGCCGTTGTTTATTAGGGTCAGCACAGACCCGGCTGGAAACGTGCCGGTGTCCATCGCCGGATTAGCGGTGCTCGTGCTGCCTACGATAGCGGCGACATCGACAATCACGGTCATATTGACGGGCGAAACGCCGTCCCACCCGGCTCCTACCGCCGCCGTCTGCATGTTGAAGTTGGTCGTGCTGGCTGCGATGGTGATGACCAATCCCACCGCGCCCTGAGAGAAGAAACCGACCGGCGCGGGCCACATTACGCAAAGCCCTTCGAGATGCTGCCCATCATTTTTGTCCCGGTGCAGTAGAAGGTCAGCAGGTCAACGGCATTCGCGGTCGTGCTGAGAATCGGATCGGCCCCGCCGGGGAAAAGGTAATCAGTCGAGAAGGACAGCGTGCGCGAGCCCGTGGCGTCCTGGGTCACACGCAAAAGATAGGTCGCCCCCGCGCGCATGTTCGTCGGCGTCGCCAGCGCGCGGTTCCCGCCGAGCGTTACGCGGGCGCATTGCGCGGTGTCCAAATCCCAATTGATCGTCGCGGCATCGGTCAAGGCGGCTTCGGCGAAATACTGCGCCCGCGTGTGGCTTGATACAGCCCCGAGCCGTGGATAGGTAGCCGCGCCCGCTGCTGCCGTGAGTGCTTTGGCGGTATCGGTCCCTGCCTGCGCTTCCGCATTGCTGGTAAGCTGGACCACGCCCGGCGCGCTGGAGGTGGCCGAAGGGATGAAGCGCATGACTTCGCGCCAGTCCGTGCCGGATCGTTGGAGCAACAGACACGCGCTCAAGCTGCTCATCGCATAGTCGGCACCATAGGCAAGCCAGATTTGCCCAGCCCCGCCCGCGAGATGCCTGACGGTGATGATGCGCCCGGCGCTGACGGGGCGCAGCAAAAGCCACCGGCCATCAGCAAGGTTAGACGTGGCGATATTCGACAAGTCATCGCTGGCCGCCGCACCCTCGGTATCGACATCATGCGCTCCGCGCGTCGGGGTGATGCTGCCGCCGGAGATGACGAACGACGTTCCGGTCTGAGACCCGGTTGCTTCGGCGATGAACTGATAAAGCTGGAGGACTGCCGCGACCCAGGGGCCTGCCGGTTCTCTGGCGACATAAGTTATCGCCGCTTCTGTCGGCAAATCGGTCATTTGGCTGACTCTTTTTTGTTTTCCCTATGATGCCACAGCACGCCTTCGGATTCACCCTTAAAAATCGTATGCGTTTTTATCATTCTTTCGTTGCGTCTCGTGATGAGTTGATCTAATAATCCATCACCAAACACAAACCCCTCCCACAAACCCGCAGGCGATAAAATGACACCTTTTCTGGTGAAAATGGACCTGTGCGCGCCGGTTATCCTTGGGCGTCGGCTCACGCTTGACGCGCTTCTGGCGTCGCAGATTTACGAGCGCACCGGCTGCGTTGAAACCGCACACGAGACGATTCCGCTGGAGCGTATCGGCGAGATTTGGACCGGCTCACAGGCTTTCGTTGACGGCTATGTGCCGTCGCGGATGGTCACGATCATCGCTTCCCTTCGCGCCGATCACGATCTAACGCCAGATATCATTTGTCCGAGCGGACGGCGGAAGATGTATCCCTCAGTCGAAGTAAAGCGGGGAGATTATAAAAATAGCCTGTCGATCTATCGAACGCATGAAGCGCCGTGCGTTTGGTTCTCGGGTCGTGGCGATGTTGATGCGGTGACGGAACTGTTGAACGGCGTCTCTGGCATCGGCACTAAGCGTTCGCATGGTTATGGGCAGGTCGTGCGGGTCCATGTCCGCGCCGTGTCTGGCGAGAACCAATATGCGGGCCTCAAGCTCGCCGATGGCAGCCCGGCCCGCCCGATCCCTGCTGCGTTCTGGCAGGATATTTCCAGCAAGCGCGCGTTGATCTCTGCCGAGCGGTTCAAACCGCCCTATTGGGATGGGAAGAGCGTTCTCTGCGCCGTGCCGAACCCGCCGCCGGAAGAAATCACCCAGCAGCTTTTCTTCAGCCGATAGGAGCCTGCCGTGATGACACCTCTTGAATTTTGGTATCGCGGCATTGGGCAATATTTGCATCCCGCCGTCGAGCAGGGCGTTGATCCGGCGATTGTCGCGCTGTCGCGCAATCATCGTCACAGCCAATCGGGTTCTTTGATCCGCCTCGGCGGTGGAAAGGCTATGTCGCTGGTCTGTGAAGACCGCGCGATTCTCATGGCCGACATAACGCCATGCACTCAGCCGCCTGGGAACGTCGAGATTAAAGACGGAAGCTGGCGCTCGATCCCCAACTGGATTGCTGAAATTATCCGCAACCCACCGCCGCCGCCATTCCTTGTCGTTATCCACGGGAACGCCTGGGATACAATCCATAATTGGCGCATCAACCAATCGACCGATTTCATTTCGCTGTCGGGTGTTTGGACTGAAACCGTCAACCGCGCAGTCGTGTCCAAGGCGTTCGCCGATCTGGAAGGCATCCCGAATGCCGTATGGCGGTCGGCCTGCAACCTTCTCGAAAAGCGCAAGCGTGACCCGAGCCAAGCGAAGCAGATTGACGCCATGCTTGACGCAGTGATCGCCAAAACACCGGCTCTGGACGCGATTATCGACACGCTGCCGCCGACCAGTTCCGACGACTTTGAAATCATCTCCCTGCTGTGCGGGGACCGCGAAAAGAATGGATAAAGCCATGACTGTTCTCGAATTGCCGGTCGCGCTAAGCGGTCTGCCCAACAATCGGTATGAATTGCACCAGACCGCCTACGAACTGATGCTGGAAGACCCGGATGATCGGCGGGATTTCATCTTCTGTGCCGACAAGCTCTTGCCGGGCGTTTTGATCCGGTCTGCGACGATGCCGGAGAAACTGAGGCAGCATTGCGTTCCCACGCTCATGCCGGAGAACGGCAAGACGTACCGTTTCATCCTTGAAGCGCACCCGACATACAGCCCGGTCAAAGGCGTGCGGGCGTGCTATCCGGCCCGCGATGAAGTGTCCCGCTTGCGCTGGCTCGCACAGCGCGCCGAAACGCGCGGCTTTGAAGTGCTCTCCTCTGGTGTAGAGACCGAATACAACTGGGTCGCCAAGCCTGGGATCATCGGCAAGATGCTCGATCACAGCACTTTCTCTGGCTCCCTCACCGTTACCGATGAAACCGCCATGCGGGAAGCAATGGTTCGCGGAATCGGCCACTGCAAGACGTTCGGACTCGGCGTCATGCGCTTGTTTAACCCCAGCTAATCGCCCCGCATCTGGGGATGATGATATTCATTTGGAGACCCGACATGACGAAGACCTACACCGTTGTTCTCAACGGCACGATCACCGCTGAAACCCCGCTGGCGACCGCGCCGCATCGGCCCGAGAGCGAAAAGCGCGCCGACTTCGGGGTTAAGAACCCGCCCTCCCGTCTGCCGCGCATGACGGTCGGTGGCGTTGAGACCGTTTATTTCCCTGGCTCCGGTCTGCGCGGCAAGCTGCGCCGGATGGCAATGCAGCGGGTGCGCGAAGCGCTGCAAGAGGACGGCAAGCCGATTTTCACGCTGGATGACCATTTCTTCAACGTCATCGGCGGGATCAAGGATAAGGGCAGCGATAGCAAGGCCGATATTGTCGCCGCTGCCGATCTGCGTAACCGCAATCCGATCATCAGCCTGTTCGGCTCGATGGCGGCCCATATCGGTGGGCGCTTGATGATCGGCCATGCTGTCCCCGTTCATCCGACCTCCCCGATTGTCTTGACCGGCGTTCGCACCGATGATTTCGAGCGCCAGCCCGATAACCTGCGGTTTCTCTCCGAGGAAGAGCGCGAAAAGTGGCAGGCCATGTCCGAGCAGGGTGCGGAAAACAGCAAGGCGAAGACCGAGCTAAAGAACGTCGAAACCGACCTTCGCAAGCTGTCCAAGGCCAAGGGCGAAATCGACGCCGATAAGGTCGATGAACTGTCCAAGCGCCGCGATTCGCTGAAAGAGGCTGTCTCCGCCGCGTCGGTGAACGTCAAGCAAGTGCTGGCCGGGTACGAGACGATCCCGCAAGGTACTGTGATGAGACACAAGATCGTGTTTCGGTGCGCCACCAAGCTCGAAATCGGCCTGCTTATGGATGCCCTTTCCGAATTGGCCCTTGATCCCATCATCGGGGCGCATTCGGCGCGCGGCTGCGGCGTTATCTCCGCGACCTACACCGCGACGATGCGCGACGGCGACCGTTACGTCGATGCGGGTTCCGTGACGATCAAGCCGTTTGAGGGGCGCACGTTCACACCGCCGCAAAACGGCGGCACGGAAATCCTGCTGGAATGCCTCACCGAATGGACCGGGGCGGACCTGACGACGCTTGATTTCCGCGCGCCGTGATCGAAAATCGGCTCTTTATCACCGTGAATACGCGCTGGCGAGAGTTGAAAGTCGTCAGCGTTTCAATGGGGTAGCATGGGAGCTATCCGAGACCCCTGCAAATTGACGGGGGACGACAACTGAACTGTCCGGGTATTCACGCTACTTGCCATCCGAGACCCCTGCAAATTGACGGGGGACGACAACTGCAGGAGCGAGAGCGCGGCAATCGTCATGATCCGAGACCCCTGCAAATTGACGGGGGACGACAACTAGCGGTACAGGTCATGGGCGATGTTATCCATTCGACACCCCTGCTAATCGACGGGGGATGAAAACCGCACTTCCCGCAACACACCCACCGCAATAATCCGACACCCCCGGTGTTTGACGGGGGATGACAACGTTAACCTCGCTTTTTCACCTTCGCCAAACATCCGATACCCCCGCTCTTGACGGGGGATGACAACGTCAGATCGGCTTTTACTTGGAACGGAGTCATCCGAGACCCCGGCGACTTGTCTGGGGATGAGAAGCTTAGCAACCCTGGAAATTTGGGTAATCGTGTCCTCGGCCCCTACGTTCGACGTGGGATGACAACGGCTGGATACAGTTTCGGGACCAGCAAAGCCTCAATACCCTTGCAATCTGACAGGGGATGAGAAGCAAGTGCTACCTGTCTCTAGAAATGTTTTTGTTCAGCGCCCCCCGCGATTGGGCGGGGGATGATAAGCTGGAAGTGGAACCTTGAACACATCCTCCC